CCTGGCAGCAATGATTGCCCGCAAGCGTGGCGACTGCCACTATCGAGTGAAATCTAGATTTGAAGAATGCCCAATCATGGCGAAAGAACCAACCTGGCGCGATTGTGCCCGCTGCGAAGCATACATTCCGTACCAACCACCCCGACCACGAAAGGAAAGACATGGCAACCGCAACACAGATTAAGACCGCCCGTGCCTGCCGCCTCCTCGGCGAGGCTAAAGCTCTGGAGAAGCTGGCAAAGGAGAAGTCAAAGGAGGCTAAGGCTCTCGTCGAGGAGCTGCTCCCGGAGAGTGAGAAGGGGGAGTTGGCAAGCCGTTCCTACGGCACCATCACCCGCACCTTCCAGGATCGTCTTGGCATCGATCCATCAGCAGAGGAAGAGCTGCGCGAGCGACTCGGTGATGAGTTCGCTGACTTCGTAACGATTTCTGTCGCACTCAAACCGACCAAGAAGCTGAAGGAGGCGTTGTTTAGTGCCGATAGCGGCGTCGGAGCGAGTGTCCGCCCCCTCGTCGAGATCAAGCATAGTCCCGTCGTGAAGTTTGCCGCTGCTCCGGGCATCGACTTCGCCGACCTCGCTGCCGACGGAATCCTCAAAGAACGTGAGCAGGTCGCGCCCGAAGAGGTCGCCACCGAGAACGCAGCATAAACCACAGGCGGGGCATACCGCCCCGCCATGCAATCATAAAATTATGGATAACCAACCCAAAGACAAAAAGATAACACTGTCAACCGCCGCGCGGATTATCCCGCGCTGCCCCAAGACCATTGCCAACTGGATTAACAGCGGCAAATGGGAGCAGCTGGGTTACCAGGCGTGGCGCATCAACGGCACCCTGTTCGTCAGCCAGCAAGACTGCGAGGCATACATGAGGGGGTGCCGTGTCTGATAACGCTAAGCCACACCCCCTGTCCATGACCTCCAAGATCAGCCGGAGCGAGCTATAGGGCGAAATCGAAGAGCAAATACTGGCGAACAAGCGCACGGGCAAACCGCTATACCGAGAGATATGTGCCTGGGCGGCGGAGCGAGGATTAACCATATCGCCCGCAAACATCAGCGGACACTACAAGCGACATATGCAGGATGCCCTGTCTCGGGCAATGATTGCCGATGCGGGACGGATCGACAAGGAGATGATGAGTGCGAACGTCACCCAGCAGCAAACCCTGCGTGGCGTTATCTACGAGACAATCCTCAAGGGGCTGAACCGGGTACAGTCAGGCAAGCTGGTAGTGGATGGTCGTGTACTGTCAAACATGATAGGGCGGGCAATCCAGTTGCTGGAGCAATAGATGAAGTTCTTCGAGCGACACCCCTATGAGTTTGTGGCACGGGTAATGGGCGAAGTGCTGTTTGACGAGCCGGAGGTGCTGGAAAAATCCCTAAAGCGTCTCCATTTGCGAGCGGCAGAGCAGGCTACTGAACGCCAGAAGAACATCAGAGAGCTATGGGAAGCCGCCGGAGAAGACAGTGACAGCAGCAACGCCAAGTAACCCAGTGGAGTTCTGGAGCCGCCTCGGGAATCTGAACGGGCGGAAGCTGCGTCTGTACCCCTATCAGGTAGCCTGGATGCAAGATAAGTCCGTTTTCAGAATCACAAATAAGAGCCGCCAGATAGGCTACACAACGGGCTGGGCAATGGAGGACGTACACACCGCACTCTGGGGGCATGAGCATTGCAATTATATTGCCACCCGAGAGGGACTGGCAAAGGAGTATATATCGTTGTGCCGGGAGCTTTGGGCGGGTCTGCCGCAAGAGTTCCGAGAGCCACTGATAGTGGACAACTCCCTTGAGTTGATGTTCGCTGGTGGCGGACGGATTGTGGGCTTTCCGTCGTTACCGGGGTCGGTTCGTGGTGGTCCGGCACACATCAAGCTCGACGAGTTCGCCCACGTCCGTCAGGACGCAGAGCTCTTCGCCGCCGCCGTTGGCAAGATCACACGAGGCGATCTGCGTCTGTCCGTTGCCTCGACCCCCTTTGGCAAGCGGGGACTATTCTGGGAGCTGTACGAGAACATAGGCGGCAAGCACGATGGTTGGTCACGGCATCAGGTAATGTGGGACGAGTGTCCTGACTTCTCGCCGGAAAAACTAAAGCTAATCCGTGACGAGGTGGACGAGGATACTTGGCTACAAGAATACTGCTGTGCCTTCTTAGACGATGATGTCAGCCTAATCCCACTCGAGCTAATCCTCGCCCGGGTGAGCTACGAGCTAGAGAATATCCTACCAGAGCCGGGTCAAACTGGCGAGTTGTACCTGGGCGTGGACATTGGGCGAAAAAAGCACGCCACGGAGATAGTCGCCCTAGAACGCCGTGGTGGTACCTATCGCCTGGTCTGGCGGCGACGCATGAAGCGAGTCAGCTTCGAGGAACAGAAGGCTACAATGGCTGCCCTGCTCCGTCGAGATGATGTTAAGCGGCTGGCGATTGACTCCACCGGGCTGGGGATGAACCTTGCCGAAGACCTCGAGCGGGAGTTCGGCACAGGAAAGGTTCAGTCGGAGAGCTTTACGGCGCAAAAGAAGGAGCGCTGGGCGACCTTTGTCCGGCAGGTCTTCGAGTCTGGGCGAATAGCAATCCCCGAGGATAGAGACCTGATGAATCAGATACGGTCGATTCATCGGGTGGCAACCGATGGTGCGCACTTCCGCTACGATGTTGCCGCCGGCGAAAAGGGGCATCACGCCGACGCATTCTGGGCGTTGGCTCTAGCCCTTGATGCTGGGCGCGAAGAAGGCTCCGTACCCGGTGAGGTTGAGTTTATCGATGGTGGCGGAGCGGGCGATAGCGACTCTTTTTCTGATTGGATTGAAGAAAGCCTTGGAATCGAAGATTTTCTGGAGGTGTGGTAAATGCGACTACTAGACAAGCTATTTTCGGGTCGGATTGATCAGGCGGTCAACGACCGCATGGAGCAACTAGGCGAGGGGCTATTCACCGCTGAAGATCTCCTGTGGGATAAGCTAGGTGGCGGCGATAGCGACGACGAGTTAGCCCCGGAGAAACGCAAGACAATTCGGGAGCGTGCCTGGTCAAGCTACCGGCTGAACCCCCTGGCAAAGCGGCAGATTAACGCTACGGTGAGCTTCCTCGTCGGCAAAGGGTTACGGATTATTGTGGACGGCGACAAGGACAAAGTAGAAGATGCACAAGAGGTGATAGACGAGTTCCGGCGGACGCAGAAGTTTGACTTGCGGCTGCGGGGGCTGCTCAAGCGCACCCTCGTCGAGGGGGAAACCTTCCCAGTGCTGTTCGCCAACCAGTCCGATGGCACCTGCAAGCTGCGGCAGATACGCCCCGCCGAGATAACCGACATAGCAGTTAGCCCCGATGACTATGACGAGGTGCTGGGCTACAAACGCAGCTATACTCGCCGGACAATCAATCCAGAAAATAATACCGAGACCTCAAAGCAGGTAACAGAATGGATGCCCCCGGAGCAGGAGCTGACCGGGGACGACGGTGAAACCCCTGTAACCACCCGACGGGTGTTGCACTGGACGGTTAACGCCGTGGAGGGGATGCTGCGGGGGGAAAGCGACCTGCAAAGCCACCTCTACTACCTGGGTGAATACAGTCGGTTGCTAAAATACCGGACAGCCCTAAACAAGGCTAGAGCCAGCTTCGCGTGGGATCTGAAGTTGCAGGGGGCAACCAACAAACAAATCGAAGAAATGCGTACCAAGATGCGTACTCGTGGAGGGCCACCTCCGGGGTCGATACATGTTACCAACGAACGCCAGACTCTGGAAGCCAAGGGACTGAACATTGGTGCTGGTGATGCAGCCGACGACCTGCGCTCTTTGCGGTTGATGATTACCGTTGGCGGTGGTCTACCGAACCGGCGATGCCAGTAATGCCAATTACGCCAGCAGTGCGATAGCCCTCCAGGCGTTCAAAAAAACCATCGAGGAGTTTCAGGATCTGTTGCAAGACTGGATCCAAGAACTGTTTGCGGCGGTATTACATTATGCTGGAAAGCATGGCAGCCTATCAGAAGACGACATACCCAATATCCGTGTAGAGTTCCCGGTGTTGGTACTCTCCGACCTCCAAAAGGTGGTGGCTGCTCTTAGCAACGCAAACGCCAGTGGCTTCGTCTCGAAAGCTACGGCTTCTGCCCGGCTGGGATTTGACTACGCCATCGAAAAAGATTTGATAGCGGAAGAGGAACGAGAAGACCTGGAAGCCTCCGGTGGCATCAGCTCTCAGCACGACCCGGAGGAGTAATGCCGACCACCGTCCACACTCGGATCGAATCTGGCACCGACGATCTGCGGGATTACATCCTCAGGGCGCGGCGTAACCTGATCAAACACGAAAACCGCCAGGCGGCGAAGCTGCTGCGGGCGTTTACCGCCGCCGAGGATACCATCCAGGCGCAGCTGGCAAAGCTGGCGAGCAAGGTCAACGAGTGGACGCACGGCGAGCTGGTAGCGACCCGCCGGTTGGAGAAGCTGATCACCGGAGTCCAACGAGAAATAGCAGCCCTGACCACTCAGGCGGGGAACATAACCGGCACTGCTATGCGGCGGGCCTACCTGGGCGGATGGAGCGAGGCCAACGAGGCACTGGCCATGCTGGGCCTGGACACAACTGGCTCCACACTCCCCTTACGACAAATTAACGCCGCAGCCAACCTGCCGATTATGGGTGCGCCCTACGGCGCGCGATACAAGAGTCTAACCAAGTACATGCAGCGACGGGTGCGGGAGGAGCTGACCCAGAGCGTTATCCTGGGTGAGGGCATGGACGCTGCGGCACGGCGGCTTAACAAAATTATCAAAGGTGGAGCCAGGACAGCCAACACCATTGCCCGCACCGGCATAATGACAGCCAACAACGTAGCGGCGACGACCCTGTACCAGCAGTACAGCGACCAGCTAGAGGGGGTTATCCGGGATGAGACGCTGGACAACCGCACCTGCGCCGAGTGCGGCGCACACGACGGCGACCTAATCCCTCTCGACCAGCCATTCCCTTGCCCGGCTCACTATCAATGCCGAGGGGTGGCGGTGCCGAAGGTCAAGGGCGAGACGCTGGGACCA